GCAAATGGCCATCTTCAATTTACAGGAAATTTACCACTAAATTCAAAAGTAGAAATATATAAGCGTGGTGTATTTACTACAGTTGATGGTATGCCTGATGAATTAAAGTATTTACAAGATTCTTACTTTTATCAGAAGTTTTCTTATGTATTAAGAACTGGAGTAAAAATTGAAGATTGGAAAGATGCATTTAGTAGATTAGTGCATCCTGCAGGATTTATATTCTTTGGTGAGATATATGTATTTGTAACTATCCTTGATAAAGGCATGCCAAGCTTGCAGCCTGGAACGCAAGACGGTGGTTTACCATGGAAGATCTTTATTCCTATAGTCGACTATGGCACTATTATAGATACTACTAACACTCAAAAAGTTGAAAAAGAATTTGCATATGACGCAGATGTCTTAACTAGATTTGGAGCATACGACCATTTTGAAAATACCAAATTCTTTAACTGGCGATATATACGAGATTATCGTGATATTGTTATACAAGATGTTATAAATAGAAATGTAAATATTCACTTTGGTGCACAAATCACCATCACTTAATAAAAACGGAGCGAACATAAAATGTCAGCAATTATTACACAAAACTTTAGATTAGATACAACTGCACGTTTTGTTGATAGTCTAGCTACAGATACATATTATATGGGATTAGGTCGACCTAATGCATGGGCTTTAGATTCTACTTCAACAGAATTACCTCACCTACCTGGTGAAAATGATAGTACAAATAACCAAGTATGGCAAGAATTGTTTGCTATGAAAAAGGTAGCAGCAACAGATATTATTTTTGCATCGCCTAGAAATAACTGGGCTAACGGTACTACATATACTGGATATGATGATAAACACGTAAATATCGAGGGTACTCGATTTATGGTTGTTACCAATAACTTTAATGTGTTTTTATGTTTAAAAGCAGATGGTGCTTCTACTATCGATCCAGATACAATTGGTGTACAAACTTCAGGGGTATCGGAAACATCCGATGGGTATATTTGGAAATACATGTATACCGTTCCAACAGATATTGCAAATAAATTCTTAACTATTGAATTTGTTCCAGCACAAAAATTAGATTCAGATCCTGGTACCGGTTCTGCTCAAGCATTACAAGACCAATGGGCAGTACAACAGGGTGCAACTGCAGGTGCAATATATAATATTATTATCAATAGTTTTGGTGATAATAATTATAGTGCATCACCTACTGTTACTGTTGATGGTAATGGATCAGGCGCAGAAGCTGTAGCAGTAGTTGACAGTAATGGTGCAATTACTGATATTCTCATGCAAGATAGTAACGGCGCTCCAGCATATGGAAGCGGGTACGATTATGCTACAGTAACAATTACAGATACCTCTGGTAATAGCGCAACCGCTAGGGCAGTACTTTCACCTAAAGGTGGTTATGGTGCAGATCCAACGTATGACTTAAGAGCTCATTATATTGCATTTAATAAAGTATTCGATGGTAATGAAAATAATATTATACCTACAGCCAATGATTTCAGACAGCTTTCATTAATTAAAAATCCGATTGACAATGATACATCAGTGATTGGAAATAATGATGTATATAACACGTGCAAATCATTAACAGTTACAGCTAATTCAAGTGATTTTGTATCAGATGAAATTATTACAGCCTTAGGTGCTGGTGATTCTGGTGCGCAAGGACATGTAGTTCAATATGATCACGATGGAACCACGGCTACAATATATTATATTCAAAATGAAGATACTGGATTTGCACCATTTGCGGTAGGTGATACTATCGATAGTGTTAATGCTGCAGTAACGTCAGTTAACGATGCTGATATTGTATTTAATTCAGGCGAAATTATGTTTGTAGAAAATAGAGATGCGGTAAGCAGATCTTCATCACAGATTGAAACAATTCGATTAGTAATTGAATTTTAAAAAGGAATAAAGAACCATGGCAATCAATTTTAATACAGACCCTTATTGGGATGATTTCGAAACACCAACAGCAGTTGATGGATTAAGTCCTAGAGAAAAATATAATAGAATTTTATTTAGACCTGGTATACCTTTACAAGCTAGGGAGCTTACCCAACTTCAAACCACATTACAGCACCAGATATCATCGATAGGTGATCATGCATTTAAAAATGGTGCTATGGTTATTCCTGGTGGCGTAACAGTTCATAACCAAATTGGTTATATTAAATTAATTGATGGCTATAGCGGTAATATTACTGACTGGGTTGGATTAGCAATCAACGATGGCGGAACAACTGAAGCGCGGGTTGTTCACGGTATTGATGCAACTGCAACGGATCCAGCAACACTGTATATAAGATATATTGCAGGTGATATTAATACTGCCACTACTGTAGGCGGATTTACAAACGGGTCAGCTGTATCCGGCACTGATGACAATAATGTTACTTATGCAGCAACTATTGGTAATTTAATTAACTCAGGTGATCAACAAACAGTAGGTGAAGGTTCATTGGTTTCAGTCGATGACGGCATATACTATATTAATAAGAACTTTGTTGTGGTAAAAGCTGCAACGGTCGTAGTAGCTAAATATGATACTAATGTAACATCCGATATCGGGTTTTTTGTAACAGAATCAGTAATTGGTCCTGGCGAAGATGAATCCCTTAACGACAATGCTACAGGTAGTCCAAATGAAACAGCTCCAGGCGCACACAGATTACAAATTAAAACTGAATTAGGTATACAAACAGATCCAGCTGCTAGCAATTTTGTTATGTTGGTAAAATTAGAAGAAGGTAGAATTCTTTCACAAGTCTTAAGAACTGATTATGCCTTTATTGAAGAAACATTAGCAAGACGCACATTCGACGAATCTGGAAATTATTCTGTTAATCCAGTTAGAGCCAGTGTAAAAGATGGTGATACATCTTTTAGTGTTAATTTAGCGGTAGAACCTTGTAAAGCATATGTAAAAGGTTATGAGATTGATATTTTATCAAAAACAGATATATCTATTAATAAAGCACGAACCACAGAATTAGCAACATACCAATCAGTAAATACTAATGACGGAAGTTACGTAGATATAATGTCTAGTCTTTCAGGTGGTACACAATTACCTTCATATGGCGATACTATAGAATTAAAAGATAATGCAGGTACTTTATTAGGAAGTGCTTTAGTGTATTCAGTTAGACAAACAGTTATTGGTAATAATGCAGCGACAGATGTATATAGAATTAATATTAATAATGTTAATACTGTGGTTGTTGGATTGTATGGTTTAACAACAGCTGAGGCTAACGGCGCTGGCTGGACTATTGATGATTATATAATTGGAAATGATTCTTATATATTGCAATTGCCTTATAATAAAATTTTAACGCATGATACAGATATATCTGGTACAATTCCAGCATTTGATTATCGATATGAAATAACACGTACATTTGGTACTAAAATTGTTAATGGTACAGAAGTAGTATTTAATAGTGCTTCTAATGAAACATTTACAGATTACGAAGGTAATGATTGGGTTGCATATTGTACATTAGATGGTCAGACCCCTGCTGCTACTATTAATCAAGCATTTAGAAGAGGTGATTTTGACGTAGTGTTAAGTAATAATAACCAAACAGCAACATTAACAATTAATAGCCACTCGTGGCTTGGCCAATTGACTGGATCAGTGGTTGAATTAGTTGCGCCTGTTATTAAAACAACTAGTCATAAAACAAAAACATTAGAAGATGGTACCAATGGTTTAGGGATTGAAGATTCAATTCCATCATATCCGAATTCGGTAATTACTGATTTTACAGTATGGCAAGATCTTACTAATAGCGATATTGTAGAAATTATTAAAATTGAAGAATGGGATGTTAATAATAGTTTAGCATTAAAAGATATTACTGAACATTTTGAAATAGATAACGGCCAAAGGTCAACACATTATGGTTTAGGAAGAGTCAGGGTTAAACCTGGATCACACTATGCTGTACCTTATGCCACAAATACTGAAATTAAAATTACATATACGCATTATTCGCATTCTATTACAGGTGACTTCTTTACAGTTGACTCATATGTAGATGGTGGTATCGCATACGATGATATTAAAACTTTCGAAGATATTGATTTAAGAGATGTGGTAGATTTTAGATCTGTTAATGGTGTATTAGCAAATCCAATGAGAGCTAATACCACTTTTGAAACAAATCTTCAATATTATTTAGGTAGAATTGATAAAGTTGCTATGACGCGAGCAGGAGAATTTACAGTAGTAGAAGGTACTCCTGCATTAGTACCTCCTGTGCCAGACGATCCAACTAATGGCATGACAATTTTCTGGCTACTCATTCCACCGTATACTAAAAATGCAAAAGATGTACAAATTAAACATATTGATAATAAACGTTATACGATGCGCGATATTGGTGCAATTGAAAAACGTATTAATCAATTAGAGTATTATACATCATTAAATTCTTTAGAAAATGCAGCTAAAGAACAACAAATATATTCCGGTGGTATCGATAGATTTAAATCAGGATTTTTAGTAGATCCATTTATTAATGGTGCAGTTTCTAATGTATTTTCTAAAGATTTTAACTGTGCTATTGATGCAACTAACGGTGAATGTAGACCTACATTCGAAGAAGAAAATATTGATTTAGAAAGAATTCAACCACCTGCTCCATTAATTAGTGATAATACTGTACAAACTGAAGGCGGTCTTATAACATTAGCCTATAGCGAAACTCCTGTAATTACTCAATTACAGGCATCTGATACTATTAATGTTAACCCATATGATGTATTTAACTGGACCGGTTCATTAAAACTTGATCCAAGTACTGATGAATGGAAAGAAGTCGAGCGTTTGCCAGATGTAATGATTAATGATGAAAGTAAGTATGATTCGTTATTAGCTGATATGCAAAGAACTACTGCAGTTGGTACTGTTTGGAACGAATGGGAAACTAACTGGACCGGAACTCCTATAACCACGGTAACAGATAATGTTAGATGGAGTAGTGGCGGTAATGGTGGTACGCATACATTAACTACAGTTACCAATACTGGAATATCTACGCGAAGTGGAATTACCACATCCATAGTTCCTTCATCAGTAATTGAGCGTCAAGACGATCGAGTGGTTGATGTAACATTTATTCCGTATATGCGTTCTAGATTAGTTAATTGTAAACTAACTAGATGTCGACCTAGCACACAGTTATATGCATTCTTTGATGGTATAGATATTAGTGATTATGTATCACAGAATGCATCGCCGAGCAATATGGATATTGCTACGTCTGCATTATTATCACAAACATCACACCCNTCTGGAGCTACTACTTTAACTACTTCAATTGCAGGTGAACTTGATTTTACATTTTGGGTACCTAATAATGATGCACTGAATTTTACGTCTGGTGTTAAAGATTTAGTATTAACTGATAGTATATTAAATGACTCATCATTGACAACTACTTCGGCTGTGGCTGAATATGCTGCAAAGGGACTATTAGAGAAAAAAGAAAATGTTACTATTTCAACTCGAGTGCCTAAAATTGTTCGAACTGATGCTAGTCAAACTGTTGATACTAATAGTTCTTCATCTNCATTCTCAAATAGAAGACANACCACTTGGGCAGATCCATTAGCACAATCAATTAAAATAGATATTGCCGGTGGTGTATTTGCTACTTCTATAGATTTATATTTTGCAACTGTTGCGGCTACAGCCGAAGTTACAATTTCGATTAGAGAAATGCAAAATGGTATGCCTACTCAAATTGAACTTCCATTTAGTGAGGTTTCAATTGCTCCAAGTAGTATTAATACTACTGGTCCAACGGCCTTTACTTTTGATTCTCCTGTTTATTTAGAGGAATCTGTTGAATATTGTTTCGTTATTATGTCGAATTCAAATGAATATAATATTCATTATGGTACTGTTGGTGAAAGAGATAGCACGACTGATGAGATGATTCAAGGTCAAGCATATGCCGGAGTAATGTTTAAATCACAAAATGCTTCTACATGGACAGCTATGCAAGAAAGCGATATCAAATTTGAATTGAATATTGCTGATTTTGTTAATGCAGGTGAGATATATCTTGCACCTAAAGTTGTTCCACCTAGTAAGTTGGTTAATGATCCATTTAAAGCTACGTCAGGATCTTCTGTATTAAATGTTAAACATTCGAATCATGGATTGCAATCTGGCGATACTGTAGTATATACGAATTCTGGTGATGTTAGTACTGCTATTAGTGCAAACGTTATTAATATACCAACTGGACATACTATTAGCAACCCAACTGAGTTTGGTTATGATATTGATGTTGCTGTTAATGCTGGTGAAACAAATATCTTTGGTGGTACAGTAATTGCACAATCAAATGTGGTATACAATGTGCTCAATCCTATTATGGAGTCTATAGTATTAAATAATACTAGTATGGATTGGTTTATTAGATCAACAACTCATAATGGGTCACAATACGGTATGACTGATAGTGGTATATATGGTTATAATGTGCCGGCTAATTTATATAGTCCATTAACTGGTACTACTACAGCAAGAATTGATATCAATTCAAACTATACAACGCCGGAGCCACAATACGCATTAAGTGTGGAAAATGGTATTTTGGCCGGTATTGATGGTAATGGTCTAATGCTAGCTGGGTATTTCACTAGCGATTCCTCTGTATCTGTTAATGGTGTACATATTAATAATTTAAGTCCAGTTATTGATATGCATCGATGTTCATTAATTGCAATTGCAAATAATATTAATAATGACAGCACTGATGAAGGTTTACCTGAGGTTGGGTTAGCCATGGCTAAGTATGTTACCAAGTATGTTACATTAAATGAAGATTCAGATGAGCTTAAAGTTTGGCTGGATATTTCTAGACCGACCGGATCTGATATTAAAGTTTATGTTCAAGCTGGACACCAGGATATTACTAATAATGCGTGGATTGAAGCGGATGCAGTTAATATTCCATATACCGGCAATGAATTTTCTGAAGTTATGTTTGAAACCACCGGAATTACAGGATCATTTTCAACGTTTGCTGTAAAAGTTGTGATGTTAAGTGATAATACATCTAATGTTCCAAGAATTAGAAACTTTAGAGCTATAGCAATTATATAATGCAACAAGTAAAAGGACATAAAGATTTGTATCGCGATAGTAAGTCCGGGGCGATTATAAATAAGAATAGTAATGCAGCAACTGCTGCTCGAGCGGCAATGGTAAAATATAAGGAAAATCAATCTAGATTAACAAAATTAGAAGATGAAATTTCCGATATTAAATACATGTTAAAACAATTATTAGAGAAATAATATGGCAAATATAAACGTAAGTGTAACAAATACATTTGAAGATTGGAGAGTAAAGACTAATGAGCTAGCTGATGCTGTTGGTGATATTGCGTTACTTCCTATTACTATCGATGGAGCTGGGTATTATAATCTTATTGATGCTTTAACAGAAACAGTTGAAAATTCAATTGACATTTCTCTGTTAACAACGGCAATTGGAGATACTAACAGTGGTATTATACAGAGTCTAGCTGATAATTTGACACAAATAACTATTAATACAGCTGATACAGCTGCTAACACATTAGCTATATCTGCTAATACGTCAGCTATAGCCGCAATAGAACAGGTTGCAGTGTATAATCTATCAGGCACTAAACTAAATTAGTATAAATAAGTAATATGGCTATATATTCAAATTTAAGTATCGACCAAGGAACGGATTTTTCTTCAGACATAACTGTAGAAAATGCTAATGGTGGACCTGCGGATTTAACGGGTTATACTGCATTTGGTCAGATTAGAAAGACACATTCTTCAGTGACTGCAGTTGATTTTACATGCTTAGCACATGGTGGAACGGGTAGGATATCTATTAAGTTGTCTAATATAGCAACAAATGCTATGAAGCCAGGAAGATATGTATATGATATAGAGATTAAAAACGGAGCCGATGGTACAATAACCAGGGTTCTAGAAGGACAAGTAGAGGTAACCCCAGGCGTAACTAGGAGTATTTAATGTCATTAACAGGAAAGATAGAACCAGAAAGTTCTATAAAAGCTTCGATAAGTCCGACAAGGAGTATTCAGGCTACTCATGTTAGCGTGGTACCTACACAGAAATTAACAGACCTAGCGGATATAGATATATCTGCTAGGAAAGATGGGTCATTGATAGTATACGATCAAGCTACTCAAACCTTTAAAGTACAAGGT